TTCTATTATTTCGGGGTATTTTGCTACAAATACTGGTAAGTTTAAACAGGCATTCAGAAGATCGAATGTCTTATCTCTTGTAGACGAATCTTCTCCCGCTGTTCTCTCATCAAGATCAAATGTCAGACTACAACAGAGATTTACTCCTACTGCCCCGACTTTGATTAGTGTTATAAACAAGTTGCTTTCAAGCCCTCTTACAACATCTGCTACTGACCTTAATAAAATAGTTGACTTTGTTGTCAGTCAAAGATATAATGATGCGGCAAACTATATGGTATTAAACGATCTTAGTGGTGAAAACACTACATACATTAAGTCAAAACTATCAGCCGCCAAAGTTTCTATTAATCAACAGTTACAGTTTCCAGTGGCGATTTCGATACCTGATGATAATGAATATATTATTACAAGTAATGAATTTACATTCCAAAGTCAAACGTGTATTCTTAGAAATAAACTAAGTTCTAATATTATTCAGATTGTGGCTATTGCTGGTGGGGCAATACTAGTAAATAATGTAGGAAACTATATCGCCGCAACAGGTGTAGTCTCAATTAACTTTTTTAATCCTACAAGTATATCCGCTGGATTATCATTTATTAAACTAGCGGCAGTTCCTTCTAATCAAAGTGCTCTAGCGCCAACACGAAATGAGATATTAAACTTCGATACAGATAGATCAACAACAACCGCCGTATCAGTAAGTGCAATTAACTAATGACTAAAAGAGATCAAACATTACTAGATAATAATCGTACTAATATAAATCTCTTAAATAGTGAGATCGATAAAGTATTGCCAGAATACTTTCAAGAAGATTTTCCTAAACTTAAAACTTTGTTTGAAGCTTACTATGAGTTTATGGATTCTGCGGATAATCCTTCTGGTCAGATTAAAAGGTTATCTTCTTCCAGAGATGCTACACAGGTTCCAGCAAGTTTACTACAATACCTTGAAGATGAACTTCTTTTAGGTCAGGCATACTTTGGTGGGTTCCTTAATAAAAGAGAAGCCATTAAGTTTTCGAATACTCTTTATAGATCTAAAGGTACTAAGTATAGTATCGAACAATTCTTTAGAGGGTTCTTTGCACAAGATCCTCAAATCATATATCCTAAAAACGATATATTCAAAGTTGGTCCTTCGATTGATTATGAACAAGATAGTATTAATACGGGTAGTCAACAGATAAAAGAACCAGCATCAGTTATTGGTCCTGAGTCACGTAAGTTCATTACAGATGATAAACTATATCAAGTTATGTCAGTTCTTATTAGAATAGGTCTACCTCTTAATGAATGGATTGATACCTACAAGTTATTTGTGCATCCAGCGGGTGTGTATCTTGGTGCGGAACTTTTACTTGAACTTGTAAACACTGTTGGGCTTTCTATTGCTCAAGATGAGGTCGGTTTACCATCAGACGAAGCGATTAGTTCAGAGACATTTGCTACTATGTCGATAGGTGCTGAAACCTCTCAGTCACTTCTTCTACAAGATAGTGCTTCGGGCGTCAGACGTTTCGCAACAAGCGTCTCTGAGTTTACGGATATTGGTGCAGTACGTATTCAAGACTTGGATGCTGATAGAAGTTCTTATGACATTCTTGGTCTTTCAGGCACATTTATGAGTGACTCAGGTAGTGCTGATCTTACTCTTACTATGGACCAAGATGCTGGCACTATTACATTACAATCAACTATGGATATGGGCAAGTTCTCAACACTATTTGACTCAGATAATAGTGCAGATTCGGCACATTACCCCTTTAATCACGTATAAATATAATAAACTAGCTAGAGAGTAAGTTATGGCAAAACAGACAATCAATACGGGTACATCTGCAAATGACAGGACAGGTGATACATTACGTGGTGCTGGTACAAAAATTAATGCCAACTTCACAGAACTGTATAATATTTTTGGTGGAGCTAACATTGGTGCTGGCACATCACAACTTACTGATAGTGGGTTGGATATTATAAGTGCTGGTGGACGCACTAAACTTGGAGCCGTTAACCCTGCCTCTGAAATCAATATAGATTTTGGAGATTCTTCTGGTATAGTATTGGTTGACACCGCTATACAAACTATGAGTAATAAGACACTAACTAACCCACAACTCAATAATCCATCACTACATGATATGAGATTATGGGATGCAGACTCTAGTCACAGATATACTTTTGTAGCTGGAGCGTTGAGTGCTAATCGTAATATAACAATACCAGCATTATCCGCAAGTGATACTATGGTTATGAATAATGTGACAGCAACACTAACAGGTAAAACCTTATCTGCCCCCGTTATACAAAGACCTAAAGTTCATGAGTACTTAACAGATTCTGCTAGTAATGCAGTTATATCTTTTACGAACACCTTTACACCTTCTAGAAATAATGTTAAGGTATCTTCTAAAGCGGCTGGAACATCACCTGTTATAGAAGCAATAGGTTCAGATGCTAATCTAAACTTAGATCTAACTTCTAAAGGAACTGGATCTGTTAAGATAAGTAAAGCGGCTGTTAGTTATGCTACAGCGGCAAATAGTGCGGCGGCTTCGGCTAGTGCTGGATTTATATCTCTAACAGGATCTTCTTCAGGCACAGTTACATTAGCTGATGGCACACTAAACGGTGAAATGAAGACATTCGCAAGACGTGGCGGTGGTTCGGGTACAGTGTCAGTAACACCCGCAACCTTTGCTCAAGGAACAAGTATTAACTTTGATCCACTAGATACAGCACAACTAATTTGGGACGGAACCAATGGTTGGAATATTATCGGTGGTCATGGATATGCAGTCGTATAGGAAATAGACAATGCCAGCAATTATTACAGATAGACTAAAAAGACAATTTGCACAGCAAGTCTTTGATGAGAACCAAGGTACAAATCGTGGCGACTCTGATAACTATTTCTACATTGGGATTGGTCATTCTCAGATCTGGCAACCATCTGCTAATACTGATACTACAGTGATCCCAACCAATACCGAAAGAGATCGTAAACAGTTTAGATATAATCTTCAATCAGTAAAAGCAGTCGAAGCATTTTCTTTTGTAGTACCTTTGACTGATTGGACAACCAACACAGTTTACCCTGCTTTTAATGATAATATTGTTGGGCAACCAACTCCTTCATACTTTGTAAGAACTTCTGACAATAACGTATATGTCTGTATTCGTCAAGGTAAAAATAGTTTTGGAGCGGCTGTAGTATCACAGTTCGTGCCAGATCATACTAATACATCTCTTCCAATAGAAAATGATGGGTATATCTGGAAATATATGTACACTATTACTACTGCTGATTCAAATAGGTTCTTGACTTCTAACTTCATGCCTGTTAAGTTTGTTGACTCAGCGTCAGCAACTGATCCTAACTTCGCACAAAAGTCTGTACAAAATGCGGCTGTTGATGGACAGATCATTGGATATCGTGTTGCTCCTAATACTGGAGTATATTCAGCGGCACCAATACTCACCGTTGCTGGTGATGGTAGTGGAGCAAAAGCACATGGTATTCTTGATGCCACAGGTAAGTTAGCGGCAGTTCAAGTAGGCGATAGTTCTGGTGTGGGTAGTGTTGGCGGTTCACCGTTCATCCCTGCTTTAGGCACTGGATACAATCAAGCCTCTGTTAGAGTTGCGGCAACAAGTTTGACCTCAGGTCTTACAGCGGAAGTATTCCCGATATTCTCTAACCCCGGTGGAATGGGCGCAGATGCACGTTCAGACTTAAGATCTACTAACATGATGTTCAACATTAAGCCTGAAGGTAATGTTAGTGGAACATTCGTTGTTAACAATGAGTATCGTCAAGTCGGTCTACTTAAAAATCTAAAAGATTCTGCTAGTGGAACTAAGTTCAAACTTACACAGGGAAGAGCGGTTAAGCAACTTGTTCTAACAGCCGCTATAGCTGGCGGTCTGTCTTGGGCTGATGACGTTACAATAAATGGTGATAGTAACGCCAAAGCATGGATTGACTACTTTGATGACTCCGCAACACTATGGTATCACCAAGATGAGACCACAGGATTTACTCCATTCAGAGATGCTGAGACCGTAACCATCTCAGGTAAAGCAGGGTCTTTCACTGTAGGTAGCAGAGTTGCTAGGCAGATAGACATACACTCAGGTGAATTATTGTTCCTAAATAATCAGGCAAAGATTGCTAGAGACGCAAACCAGACTGAAGATATTAAAATAGTTATTAAACTTTAAGGGTAAACCATGGCGACTAATCTTACTAGTACAACATTTTTAAGCGAATACAATGATGACTATAGAGATAGTGATCATTACCATCGTGTATTGTTTAATAACGGCAGAGCACTACAAGCACGTGAACTAACGCAATCACAAACTATAGTTCAACAAGAGCTTGGTAGACTTGCTAAGTTCATTGTTAACGAGGGCGCTATTTTCAACAATAGTGGTAATCTGGCTTCTGGTGTTAATGCCTTTTCATACACATACTTAAAAGTTAGCTCTCTTCCATCAGGATTTGCACAGTTAAAAGGCACAGAAATAAACGATGGTGACTTGTTTGCTGTTGTTAAAGAAGTAGTTGCGGCTACTGGTTCTGATCCCGCAACACTATTTGTGAAAATGACTAAAGGTAAAGCTGGAGGTTCTGCTACAGCAACCAATACTTCAGTGTCAAAACCATTCAGTTCAGGATCAACTCTTACTACGACTTTAGGTAATGTAACTATTCTATCAGCAAACGATGCTGTTGGTAAGTCTTCTATTGTAGAGGTTCCGCAGTTCGATACATTTGCTGGACAACATTTGGTTATGGTCGAAGCACAGACCTTAGTTCTTTCAAAGTATAGCCCCACATTTACTGGAACTGTTGGATTTAAAGTAGTAGAAGAGATCGTCACTACTGCCGACAACGTTGCTCTCTTTGACAACTCAGGGTCAACTCCTAACTTAACATCCCCCGGCGCTGATCGTCTACGGATAACTTTGACTTTGACTACTAAAGCTAACATAACAGCAAGCGATACTTTTTATGAAGTATATAAGGTTCGTAGTGGTACTGTATCTTTAACAAGAACTTCTGATAAGATCCTATCTAAAATAGGTAGCATCATAGACTCTAGAACATATTCTCAATCAGGAGATTTTATTGAACAAAGAGTGACAGGTGAGTTTGATTTAGATATCATAAAAGATAGCGACAACGATTTCTTACAGTTTAAAGTCTCTAGTGGGACAGCATTTGTTAATGGTTCTCGTATTGAAAGAGATTTTAATCTACCACTTAGAGTGCCAAAGCCCAGAAGTCTTACTAACGATTTGCTGACTACCACTACTGAGAAGGTCGGAACTAATTTAGGTGGATATGTTTTTGCTGATACTGCTGTTGGTTTAGTGGGTTACGTTGAAGACTTTACACAAGTTAACCTATTCAGTGCGGTCAATAGAGGTGGCACTAACTTTGGAACTGCACGTGTGCGTGGCATACAAAAAATAGATACAGACTTCCGTATTAATGTATTTGATATCAAGATAACTAATGCCGCATTTAGTTTAGGTAATATGAGAAGTGTTGGTGTTGATGCGAACAACTTTGCGAACTTAAAAGCTATTCAAAATAGATTCGATGTTTATAATAGTGAGCAAAGTGATCTGTTATTTAAATTGCCTATTAGCAGAGTACAAGAGATAAGCACTGTAACCGCCGTTATAGGAACTGTATATACAGTCAATAAATCTGCAAGCACTGTAGTTATAAATGCTGGCACCGATACGTTTACAGAAACAGCCGATTGGCTATATCAAGTAAACAGTGGTGGGGCATTAGCAACACCAACTGTATCTTTAAATAGCGGAAATACTCAGGCTACACTCTCTGGTCCCGCTAATGGTGCTGGTCATGTTATTGCCTATCAGAATAAAACTCTGACACGTAAGAATAAATCTCTTAAGCCAAGCACCGCCGCCGCATCTTGGGAATCAGAAACCATATCATTAAGTGGTGGAGTATTTACACTTGCCAAAGCAGATATCTTTAGGTTCTATAAAGTAACAGATGCCACTACTAGTGAAGATATAACCTATAAGTTTGTTTTAGATAATGGTCAAAGAGATAACTACTATGGCCCGGGATCAGGTAAACTGAAGTCAGGTGTTTCAGCCCCCGCTGGAAACGTTACAGTTCAATACAAATTCTTTCAGCATGACACACCATCAGGAACAGGCTACTTTGGTGGAGCCGCTTCTTATAGCGATGTTACATATAGCGAGATACCTAGATATACTACAACTCAGGGTGAAACACATCACCTAGCAGATGTGATAGATATGAGATCTTTACAAAATCCTGCAAACTCAACCTTCTCAGGCGGTATTGCACGTATAGAAGATCTTCCTAAAAGTCAATCTACTATTACGGTAGGGACTTCTAAGCATTGGTTACCCAGAAGAGACGTATTAACTTTGTCTCCTTCAGGCACATTAAACTATCATAGGGGTCAATCCGCTTATAGTATGAACGAACCTACGGGTATAAACTCAAGAGATATGCGTCTTTATGATATAGCATTAAATCCTTTTACTTTTAACGAAGAAGACTTAAGTGTATCTCGTTACGATAATCGTGGATTTAAAATGCAAGATCTGCGTAAACTAGAAAACAGACTTAATAATGTTGAAAGACTTACTACCCTATCATTAATGGAAGCAGAGCTTGCTTCATTAGAAGTTTATGATCCAACTAATGCTACATTCATTAGACAGACAGAAGGTATCACAGGAGATAACTTTAGTGATGTGCGTCAAACAGCATGGAATGATGATGATTATAGGGCAACCATTCACAATGATGGTCAAGAGCTTATGCCATTATTTTTCAACAAGTCTATCAGTTTAACATACGACTCAGCCGCATCTTTAAATACTTGTGTGATAAAAGGTAATAACGTTTGGCCTAAATATACAGAGGTTGTAGCAGACTTTGGACAAACGGATGCCACTGGTGTAATATCAGTAAACCAATTCGATCTTCCTCAGAGTGTGGGTACAGCCGAATTAACACCAGACGGAGATTTTTGGACAAACAAAAGAATGGTAGATAAATCATTTGCTTCACAATCTAACTCTTCATTATTGCCTGATGGCACTACAGAAATAAGTTCACAAGGTACTACTACGATTAGTACTGGCTCATATAGTTAAATATTAAGGTAAAGATATGCCATACAGAACAATAAATAAAACAGGTACTAGAAATGTTACACAGTCGAGAGATGTTGTGAAGCAAGATAGACTTGGCTATACTGAGATTGAAGTACATAGACCTAATATTATGTTTTTTGAATTTCAAGGATTAAGACCCAATACACCTCATTGGATTTTCTTTGGCGATAAACAGATTACCAAATTCTGTAACACTTCTTATAGTTTAACTGATTACACGACAGCCGCAAGAGATTCTAACATAAAAGAAGTTGGTGATGCATATGTTTCATCGACTAGTTTCCCATCTGCGCTTGGTGGTGCGACTAATGGTGGAGCGGATAATCCTCTGATCACTAGTTCTGATGGATCATTAAAAGGATTATTCTATCTACAATCCAATACCGTATTGAACTGGAGCACTAAAACAGATGGCACAAACTTTAGTGCGCTTGATGTTTCAGTTATGGCTAGAAATGAAGCACTATCCTATGCGGCAACTAAGTTTTTTGCCAATGGTCAATATGAAGATTGGTATGAGTATAGTGTTAGTGAGTCCAAAACATTCTCAGAAACATACAATTATACTGAGCAAGAGTTTTATAACGATCCTCCAGTACAAACTGTAAATAATAACAGTAATAATAATGACAAAGATTGGCCTCCGACACCTGTGGTATCTTATAGAGAAGGTTCTACGTATATTAACATATATGAGGGTGACAAGCGCCTGTCCGATAGGAATGATAAAGCTACTTTCAGAGGCAATGATACGGCAGTAAAACAAAAGTCATACCATATCAAAACTGGTAAAATGACTTATGGAAGATAAAAAAGATAAAGGCATAAAATAATGACTGGCATTTTACAGCTAACAGAACAAAAAAGTCCTACAGCACAAACCTTTGTGGTTGATGAGGCTAGTGTTCTAACAGGCATTGGTATTTTCTTCTATTCGGCAGATCCTACTTTACCAATCACTTTGGAACTTAGGCCGACTAGTGAGGGTGGACAACCTTCTGGAAAGAGATATGTTCCGGGGAGTAGAGTAGTGGCAACAGCCACCGCTGTTCGAGCTAAAGCGTCTACAACATTTTCTGCCGCAACAGAATACAAATTTGAGTTCACATCTCCGATATATGTTCCGGGTAATACGTTATTAGCAGTATGCATTTACAGTTCAGCATCAGGTGATACCTACAAAACTTACTTCGCAAAGAATGGCGATTTTAGCTTCGGAACTACTACGTCAAGGTATAACTCTACAGTTAATACTGCTAGTGGAGCATTGTATGCGTCATCTAACGGCACTACTTGGGAAGGCGATAATAATAAAGACCTGACCTTTAAAGTATATAAAGCTCAGTTCGATACCACACTTGCGGCAACTGCTAAACTCAAAACTAATATCCCACCTGTGAAAAAACTTACTGAGAGTTTGATACAAAATCAACTAGGCGATTATGTTTTCGATCCTTTAAGGTTCACCGCTGGCGATTCAGATCTTTCTGTCTTACACCCTGCACATGGATTTAGAGTTGGTGATGTGGTTACTCTATCTACAGATGCTACTGGCTTTGATTCGGCGGGAACAGTTAATGGTGTAAAGGGAAGTAGTATTCTTGGTCAAAGAACTATCACTAAGGCTGATCCTTTTGGGTATACATTTAAGATGGATTCAGCAAGTGCGACAGCATCAATAAGGGCTGGTGGCACAGGGCTATATGCTACAGAACAGCATGAGATAGATGAATTTATGTTGAAACTCCCATTAATGGCTCCACCAAGTACGAATGTTACGGCCTCAGGAAACTTTACTTCATTGGGCGCTTGGCAAGATGGTGACACTGGATATAACGCTGTAAGTAATGTAACCCTCACTCTACATAAATCTCAACTACTTAACACACCTTCAGTTATTGCCGCTAAAAAGCAAGAAGCCTTGAAGCTAAGTGGTGCGGCGTCCACCAACATTACAGTTAACTTGAATACAAGTAACGCAAACGTAGCGCCATATTTTAATATCAACACTGCCTCTCTTGAAACGGCTTCTTTCTTCATTGACCATCAACAAGATAGCACTGGAACTCTTACTAATAGAAACAAAATCTCAACTGTTCAATATACGGCTGAAACGAATGCTGTTGGTGGAACAAGCGCAAGTAAACACATAACTACACCTTATGTTCTTTCGAACTCTTCAACATCTATTGTAGCACTGGTTGATGCGGTAAGACCTATCGGGGCAGACTTTGATGTTTGGTTTAGAACAAGTTTAAACGCTACTGGGGCTAAACTTTCTGAAAAAGATTGGACACTATTTTCTAAAGATAGTAAGACTACTAAGGGTAATTGCTACATCGATATTCCGCAATCTGATAACCTACATCAGTTCTCAGAGTATGAGTTCAATGTATTTGGTCTTACGGCTTTCGATGAATATCAAATAAAAATAACAATGAACGCTGAGAAATCTACAAGAATTCCACGTTTCGCAAACCTGAGAACAATAGCAACATCATAATGACTGATTATATACCTGTGAAAGATTATCCTAATTTAGTAAGAGATCCAAATACTAATATGGTTTTGAATATAAATAAGAGTAAAAGTAGACATAAAAAGATAGTTGAAGAAGCTAAGAAGCAAGAACGTGCTGAAATAGATCAACTAAAGACTGATGTAGGTGATATAAAAATGATGTTGCAAAAACTATTAGAGAACGGTACAAATGGCTAATTCAAATATACCCACAGTCCAGTTAACGGATACATTTAATACTCAACGTAATAGGTTTAACTCCCTTGTTGACTCAGTTGGCAATGTCTCATCATTAACCACAACTTCTAAAGAAGTTACTGGTGCTATAAAAGAACTTGATGCTGAGTTAGGAACCATCACAGCGGGTGCCATGGGTACTACCGCAACTACAGTTGGAACAGCAATAGGCGAAATAGATGGACGCCTAGACTCAATCAATACTACACAGTTACTATCGCCAAGGATGACACTAAGCGATAGTTCAGCAACCAATATTATTCGTGGTAATCTTCAAATTGATACCAATCTCTCAGTGAAGGGGGATCTTACTTTTGAAAACTCACTCACTGTGGAAGACTCCGCATATATCACAGGAACCCTAGCTTTAGGCAGTAACTTAAATGTTGCTGGGAATACAACTGTTGGTGGTGATACGACTTTCGCAAATACTATTACTGTACAAGATAGTGCTTATGTAACAGGCACTTTAACAACAGGCAACTTAAACTCAGGCACTTTGATTTTAGATAATAATCTTACTGTTCATGGTATAGCCAATCTAGACTCAACTAATATAGTAGGTCAACTTGATGTTACTGGAAATATTACAGCCACAAACTTTACAGTAAGCGGAGCTTTCACCACAGCGGGTGCTACTAGAGCGGCTAACGCATTCTCTGTTGTTAATGATGGGGTGACTGTTACCAATACTAACAGGTCTGGTCTTGCAGTTGACAGACCATCTTTGGATAGTGCTGTTTTACAATGGAATGAACTAGGAGACTTTTGGGAGATAGGTACTAACCAGACTGATGGTGGTTCTTCATCTGATATGAAGAGAGTCGCTAGACAGAACGATAGTGCAGTATTCACAAACCTAATGCAAAGTGGCACTG